AGTAATCATGTTTAAAACAAATTCTATTACTGATAACTTTTCAGGAAAATCAAGAGGGACAATTCCCACTTGATTTATCAAGAAATGAGTTATCGATAATAACTTTGTTTTAGAAAAACCAGTTTACTCTCTTGATAATCATTACTTGTCAATGCGAGGGGGGCCATCCGGGAAGTCCACATGGGCTTCTCAGTGATCACACCTTTTCTATAAACAAGAGTTGATTATATCGATAATGAACATTATGAAAGAAGGTTTTAAAGACCTTTTCCATACTCCTTTTATTAAGAATATGGAACTATCTTATGGAAAAGATAGATGACCTAATGGTAAATTATCAATTGTTAAGGATCCAGAATGTAAAAGACGTGTTATTGCTATGGTAGATTACCATTCACAATTAGCCTTAAAGCCTATACATGATGATCTTCTTAAATTATTAAGAAGATTGCCATGTGATAGAACTTTTACACAAGATCCAAAACACAATTGAGCAAATTCTAATGAATACTTCTATTCTTTAGATTTGTCGTCTGCGACAGATCGATTTCCAATCGACTTACAGAGAAGATTACTAACTGAAATCTATCAAGATAGTAATTTTTCTGAAAGTTGGTCAACATTACTAATAAATAGAGACTATCAACATCCAGATGGAAAAACCAATCTGCGTTATGCAGTAGGTCAACCAATGGGTGCTTATAGCTCTTGAGCTGCCTTTACACTAACTCATCATTTACTTATAGCTTGGTGTGCTTTTAAGGCACATAAAACTATGAGTTTCGATCAATATATTATACTTGGTGATGATGTTGTCATTAAAGATAACAAAATTGCCAGTATTTATAGAGGTCAAATGATGAGATTAGGTGTAGAGGTCTCACCTTCAAAAACTCATGTGTCTAAGACGACATATGAATTTGCGAAAAGATGAATTAGTAATGGGATTGAAATATCTGGGCTACCACTTAGAGGGATCTTTACTCATTATAACAATCTCAGGATTATTTATTCTGAAATTCTTAATTATGTTATAAAGGTTCCCCTAACAAATAGTCTGAGTTCATTTGACATTTTCACAAAAGTGCTAAATGGACTTCCATTAATTAACAAAAAGGGTAAAACCGTAAGGTTCTACTCTTTGAGTTATTTAATGAGGTACAAAAATTTCGCAGAAAGTATCAGATATTCCCTTGGAGTTTTAACTCCATTTGAACTTAGAAATATTATCGGAAGATATAAAACTAAGGACATAGATGGGAATTTTGATACTATCCCTAATGAGGACCAAATCCTTAATTATATTAAGGGGATTCTCATTAACGGATTGGCAGATTCCATATTGAATACCTTGAAAGACTTGATTAATCAAATTGAGAAATTTGAATTACTCCCTCCTTTAGAGAGGAAGAGTCTAGTCTATTCAGGTGTTTTATATGGGATGAGGAATCGAATTAACCATCTTATTGAGGTTAGTAAAGAATGAGAAAATGACTCCATAACTATTTATGAAGTGATTAATCATTTCTCTATAACCTCTCCTGATAAATTATCACGATCAGATCGAGATATTAATCAGAGACTCTTGTTCTTGGATACATTGTGGACAAAAAGCTTGAAAAAGCATTTTTCTTCGCAACGTTTCCCAGATTCCTACTATATCGAGAGTTATGGTAGTAAGAGATTGATGGGTTCCTTGGATTCTTTGGATATAACTAATTATAAGATTAAAGTAAATCCTATATG